CTATGGAAGTAAAAATACTATCTACTAACAATTCAAAAATGCTTTATGGGGCATTGAAAGAGATGCACCGAAACTCATTGAGTGGTGAGGTTGTGTATGCTGTTCCACATGAAAACACAAAGACATCTTTTAACCTATCAATGCAAAAGATAATGCACAGTACAGATGGTGTACTATTGCTCTTTGAAGATGATGTTGAGATAAGGGATTTTAGTCATTTTGATGAAGCTGTTTCACAATTACCAAGTGATTGGGAATTGTGCTACCTTGGTGCGAATCTTATTGCTCCAATTGAGAAATATAGTGAGAACCTTTACAAGACATTTGGGGCATGGACTACTCACGCAGTTATGTACAACAACCCAAAGGAATTGTGCAAAGCATATACTGATACAACGATAATGTTTGATGATTGGTTAAAGACCAATATACACCCAAGAGGCAATACTTATATAATCAAACCAATGATAGCTTGGCAAAAGCCACATCAAAGTGATTTGTGGAATGGTTATGTAGACTATACAAGAATATTTGATGACTCGGCAGCTAAATTAATATAAATGAAAAATTATGTAATTATTGGTGCAATGGATGGCGTAAGCCATGACAATATCTTTGATAGACTTAAAGATGAAACAGAATATCAAGCATATTTTATTGAGCCAGTACCATACTATTTTGAGAAGTTAAAAGAGAATATAAAGCAATTGTCAAATGCAAATGCTTATAATTTATTCATTTTAGACAATAATGCAAGTGTTCAAATGGCATTTGTAAAACCAGAATTTTTACCAAAAGAATCTTTTTTAGACGGATGTAGTTCATTGATTCAAAATAATATTCCGTTAAATAAATATTTAAAAGAAGTACCTAAAAATATTTTGGAAACAATAGAAATAAATTCAATTACATTTGATCAGTTTTGCAAATGGTATGATATAAAAGATATACATTATTTGCAGATTGATACAGAGGGATGTGATGAGAGGATATTAAATACGATTGATTTAGATAAGTATAAGGTAAAAGAACTTAAATTTGAGAATCACTATATAAGTGATAATTTTTATACTGATTTACTAATAAAATATCCACACTACAAAGGTAAAATTGTTGGTGCGGATATAATACTAAAATTATGAATATAGTAGCCTCTGTACATCTTTACCCTCCTGAGCATAACTGCGGAGCGGAATGGATGATACACTTTATGTTAAAAGACCTTCAAGCAAAGGGTCACAATATTAGAGTTCTTTTACATGATGCAAATAAGTATAAGATTAGGGATAATTATGTCTTTGATGGTATTGATGTATTTCCTCCAAACCCAAATGTGGTTGAGAACTTAATGAGGTGGTCACACGCTGTGTTTACACATTTGGACTATACAAGATGGACAATTCATGCAGCTAAACTTTACAAAAAGCCTGTTTTTCATCTTATTCACAATAGTCATCCGTACCCAGAGATTATTGATGCGGAGAAAAAACAGCACATCATTTACAATTCTTTATGGTTAAAAGAACTTTTGAACTATAATTTTAGTAATTTTATAGTGACTCCGCCAGTAGACTACAATTACTATGACTTGGAGAATGAGCCTGAGAAGTCTGAATATATCACTTTAATAAACTTAAACGAGAACAAGGGTGGGAAGATATTTGGCGAGATTGCAAGAGCAATGCCACACAAGTCATTTTTAGGGGTTTATGGCTCGTATGATGAGCAAATAACACCGAAGCTACCAAATGTGACTTATGTGCCTAATTCGCCAGATATAAAGCAATCGTACGCAAAGACAAGGATACTTCTCATGCCATCAAAGTATGAGAGTTGGGGAAGGACAGCAACAGAGGCGATGTGTAGTGGGATTCCGGTAATTTGTACTGATACACCTGGGTTGAAAGAAAATTGTGACAAGGCAGGTGTTTATATTAAAGATAGGAATAATGTCAAAGATTGGGTTGAAGCTATTACAAAGTTGGATGACAAAAAAGCCTATTCATGGGCCTCAAGAAAAGCAAAAGCGAGATCAAGAGAGTTTGACACAAGAAAAACGCTTGATGAGTTTGAGAACTGGTTCAGAGAAAGTGTTAATAAATATAATTAAAGATGACATATATAGACGGCATAACAATATTAGCTGACGCGGTTGTAGAACCCGTTAGTCTTACTGATGCTAAGAATTGGTTGCGTATAACTAATTATGATAGCGATGATTTGCTGATTGGTGATTTGTTAAATGGTGCAAGGGTGCATATTGAGAAGCTAACCGGTTGTTCTTTGGTTAACAAGTCAGTAAGGATAAATGTTGAACTTACACCACAAAGCCAAGGCTTTTGGATTCTTGATGTGCCTTATGGGCCATTGCTTTGTGTTGACGAGGTTAAGATTAAGACGGGGATGAACACCTACGAGGTATTGACAAAAAATAGTGACTTTGAGGTGATAGGCGGTAAAATTTGGATATATACGGCAGGAGTATATGTCATAAAGTATCAATGTGGATTCAGCACCATTCCAGAGGACTTGTCTACTGATATACTTACTTTAGTTGCTTGGTCTTATGAGAATAGGGGTAAGAAGTTCCAAGGTGATGCGAAAGCAGGAATGTTAAAAGAGTTTCCGAATTGGGATGGATTAAACTATCATCAATATAAAAAAGTTGTGATATAGTGGCAAAGGCATTATCTATAAACATTCAAGGTTTAAGACAAACAATTTTTGCTTTAGAGCAAAAAGCAGATGCACGTCTTAAAGAAATTGATATGGAGATGGCAGCAGGTGTTGAACAAATGGCAACAACAGCGAAATCAATATTCCCAAGTGGCAACCCATTAATAAAGGGACAAAGAACTGTTTATACAAAAATTAGGGCAACAATTAGGAGTAAAAAGAATTCTCCTTATAATTATAGCCTAATAGCAGGTAGGGCTACCGATCCTATGGCTGCATATATTGAGTTTGGAACTGGTAAGTATTTTCCACAATACCCTGGTAAAGAGGCAGAATGGCAAGCACTTGCAAAACAATATTATGTAAATGGTCAAGGGTTTATGAGGCCATCACCTTATTTTTATCCAAGTGTAAAAAGTGGTTTAGTATCTTTACAGAACAACATTAAACAAGTATTGAAAAGGGATGAAAGATTGTAGCAATAATATAAGGGTTCAATACCTATCTAAACTAAGTGGTAACATTACTTACGGAGGTAAGAGTGTTCCCGTTTATGGAACCGACTCATTTCAGACCGTTCCTCAAAACTATGTCATAATTGGTGATATAACAGAAAGTGCTGACAATAACAACCAATTGTTCATAACTGAGGCTGATGTGGTAATTGATATATTCAGCGAGCAGTACATGACAAGAAATAATAGTATTATTGATGATATTGCTGACCAAATCTTAACTTTGTTAATACCTACTACTGGTGTTCAAGATATGGGCGATGCTGAATTTCAGATATATGCCAAAGCAAGGACATCATCACGTTACTTGACTATGCAAGAAGGAAACAATTTTATAAATAGAAAGATATTAATAATCAACAATTCAATAATTCAAAAATAGAATAATATGCCACAGCAAATTTTAGGATCATTGCAGAACGTAGAAATAGATGTAGCCGGTGGCTCATCATACAAAAATCTCGTATGTCTGCGCACATCATCAGTTAACACAACTGTTGATTCAACCACCGAGCAAACAAATTGTGGGCCTTTGACATCAGTAGCTGATGCTACAATGAGCATTGACTTTGATGCAGTTTGTGAAGTTGCCCCAACCATTAGTCAAATATCTTACGAAGATTTACTTGCAGCAATGGTTGGCAAAACACTTATTGCAGTAAGAGTACAGAGCCCAGTTGTTAGTGGATCAAGCGCAGGCGCTACCTACTACCATCAGTTCCTTGGATTTATCACTTCACTTACTCTCAATCAATCAACTACTGAATATATTAATTTCTCTGGTACTGTTACTTCTACCGGAATTGTTGATGTTACTCCTTAATTATGAACTACACTACTATTACTATAAACGGAACTAAGATTGGACTTAAATTTGGGATGGCATCTTTCAGATACCTTTCCGATAAGTTCGTAGAAGGCAAGGCTTATACAAATAACGAGTTAAATGAGATTGGGATTGCCCATATTTTGTATAGCGGTTATTATAATAATTGTCTTATTAAGGATGCAGAGATTGAGCATAGCTTTGAGTCTTTTGTTGACTTTATAGAAGCTAATTTGACAAACGAAGGTGTACTATCTGAAATAAAGGATATAATACAAATTTGGAGTCAGAATGAGTTTCTGAAGCAGAAAGAGGAACCAAAGCAAGAAGCAAAAAAAAAGACTACTCGTGGGAAGAAATAGAAGCATTTGCGTTTGGTGATTTGTGTTTACTGCCGAATGATTTTTATGCAATTAGTCCGAGAGAGTTTTCTTTAATGATAAGAGGAAGTGAATCCCGAAAGGTTGACACTTACAAGCAAACAAGACTTTTGATGTTTACAATGGTGCGGTTGATGGGTGATCCTAAGACCGCACCAAAAACACCAGAAGCATTGTGGCAGTTGCCAGGTGATGAAGAAAGTGGAAATGTGATGAGTGATGATGAGATGCGAGAAATATTTAAAAGGTTGGGAAAATGAGTTTACAGATAGAAATAGGTGCAAATGTATCCGAAGCCAACCAAAGGCTTACTAAGTTCTATGCTGACTTAAGAAAGTCTTTAAATGAAGTAAATACTACTGTACAAAAAACTTCTGATACTTTTCAAAAAAGTACAGAAAAAATGACTGAGGCTGCAAACTCATTCGGTAAGTCATCAAGAAATTCACTAACTGCATTATCTCTTACCCTTCAAGATTTACCATTTGGTTTTATAGGTATTCAAAATAACCTTCCTGGTATTATACAAGGTTTTGGTCAGATGAGTGCAGAAGCCAAGACTGGTGCTTCTGTTATGACTCAATTAAAGACGGCACTACTTGGCCCAGCAGGTTTGTTCCTTGCGTTTAGTGCTGTGACAGCAGCATTAACTGCATTGACAATGAAGTATGGTTCACTTGGTGCTGCATTAGATGCTTTATTTACTAAGCAAACAAAGTTTAATGAAGTAATTGTAAGAGCAGGCGAATCAATTAAAGAATACAATAAAGCAATAATCACTAATAATGAAATTAGTGGACAAGCTGCTGCATCACAAAATGGTCAAGCATTAGCTGCTCGTGCATTATCAGCAACTGTTTTGGATTTAACAAAAACAGAAGCAGAAAGAAAAAATGCTCTTGATAGATTAAAAAAACTTGATGAAGAAAGATTTAAAAACTTTGATATTGAGAAAGGTAAAATAGATGGATTAAAACAAGCAGTAGAAGGTTATACAAGAGCATTAATTGCACAATCAGTTGCAAGTAAATTTGTTGATCAAGTTTCAAATACATCTGTTGAATTAGAGAAGCAAAGAAATGCTCTACAAGAGTTATACGATCAATTAGACTTATTAGAAAAAACATATCCTAATCTTGCTTACGAAGCTCAGAAATATAAAAATGAAGTTGTTGACTCTCAAGGTAGGTTAGGTGCTGGAATGGTTAGTCCAACAAAAGGTGTTATTGATTATATTTCTACATTTAAAAAAATAGGTGAACAAGAGGGAGTTATTAAAGGACTTGTAAAGCAATTAGAAGATTTAAATACTGCAACACTAAAAGCAGTACAATCTGCATCTAAATTAGCTTCTCCTGAAAAACCAGTAAAAGGTAAAGTAGAAGGACTTGGTAAAATTGTTTATGGAGAATCTGGTGAAGCAGTTGATGCTCCTATGACATTAGATTACATAAATAAACTAATACTTGTAAACTTAAAAAAGGCATGGGGCAAAAATGGAATATTTAATACTGTATTAAATAGATTACTTGAAGAAAGAAAAAACTTACTCAATAAAAAACTTCAAGAAGAAGCAGCAATACTTGCACCTAAAAAAGTAGGTAAAATAGCAGGCGCACCACTTAGTGATGAACTTGAAGCACAACTTGGAGCATATCAAGTATATTTAGCAAAACTTCAAGAAGTTCAAGCACTACTTTCAAGTACATTTTTGCAGCCATTGGAAAATGCATTTATGAACTTGTTTGAAACAGGTAAATTTGGCTTCAAAGCATTTGCTGATGCAGTGTTAAAACAAATACAACAATTAGTTGCAAAAATTATAGCAACAGGAATTATATCATTGATTGCAAATTTAGCATCAGGTGGATTTGCTGGTGTTGGAGGTGCTGCTAAAGGTTTTGGTGCAGTTGGTCAAAGTATATTATCAGCTATTGGGTTAGGTGTTAAAAAAACTGCCAACCCATCATTTGGTGGTGTAGGCCCAGGATCAATGGGAATGAGTGGACAAGTTAATGTAGTTCTACGAGGGTCAGACCTTGTTGGGGCATTGAATAGAACAAACGCTACAATTAATAGAGTTGGCTAAAGCAGAAAAATATCGTTATAGTTTCAAGACACTTGAAGGACAGACTTGCGTTGTAAGATTTGACTTTGAAGGATTTACAGGCGCATCAACAACTCTTGTTGGAGCAGCAAGACCATTTGTGCTAAAGGAGTTTAATAATGATGATGATATATTTAAACCATTGAGGCCACAGTTGGCTGAAATGAGTTTTATCGCATCAGCAAGTGGGGTGTCAATTGATAACTTCTTAATGGACAATGATGATGACATTATTGTTTATTTTGATTTCGGGACTTGGACAAATTATTGGAAAGGATATATGTTGCAAGATGACTTCCAAGAGTCATGGATAAATACCAACCACATCATTACACTTAGAGCAACTGAGGGTATTGGTCAGCTTAAAGATGTTGTGTTAACTGAGTCAGGTGATGAACTAAATGGTAGGTACACTCCACTTGAATTGATTCAATATGCAATGGCACAAACTGTGCAGAGCTTTACTGACTATAAAGTTTTCAGCAATTTGTTTCATTCATCAATGACTGACACATCAACTAACACTGGTATTGACCAATGTTATGTTGATGCAAAAACATTTGCAATTAATCCATCAGAGTACGATGACTCATACTTGGCTCTTGAGAAGATAAACAAGTCATGGAACCAGACTTTGTATATGTACAAAGGCAAATGGGTTATTTTTAGGCAAGAGGAGTTATACGTTCCATATACTGACAACATAAGAGGTTATAGGCAAAATGGAGCATCAAGAAGCGATGCATCTCAAAGGTTTGATGCATTTGTTGGTGTAGGTGAGACAGTGAAGCCTATAACACCTGAAATGCTTAGGTTTATACAAAGAAGAACTAAGTCAGATACTATTCAGTTTAATTTAGAAAGATTTGATGAGATAGTATGTAATGGTTCTTTCTCAAGAGGTGATTTGGTTAGCTCAACTGCAAGTACAAAAGTTTATGAGCTTGATCAATGGGATTGGAAGGAAGGAACCCCAGGTTCTCCAACAACACCTACAACTGGATTATACGGAAGAAAAGAAACATTTGATTCAACAGGTAAACTTGATGACCAATTTGCATATCAGCAACAAAAGGCAACATCTGGTAATAGGTGGTTAATATCATGTGGGATAGATGTACTAAAAAATGAACCATTTTCGTTTAGTATTGACCATAGGTTTAAGGAAACATTTGCTGGTACTGCTACAGTGTCTACGATATCATTTCAATTAGTAACTGCAACTAATTATTACACTCTTGATGAAGATGGAACTTGGTTTCAGAGTAATGCATCTTGGACAACAAATTATAAATTTTTACTAACTTATTATAATGGTACAGGTGAGCCAAAGCCTACTGATTGGGTAACAAGTCAAGTAGTATCTCAGAGTATTCCTGATGATGGTGTGTTAAATATATTATTGTGGTGTGTTGGAACACCAAACACAGCAGGTCAAGAGAAGTGGTTTAAGAATCTTCAGTTTAATCCTGAATTGCGATTTAATGGAATAAACATTGAAACAATTGATGCCGTTCAGTCAATATTCACAAAGGCTGCTACACTAAAGCCTAAGTTCTTTGATGAGATTTATCTTGATGATGGATTGAGCAAACTTTATAAAGGTAGTTTATATGAGGATGATCAGCAGACTCTGACAAATGAAGAATGGCATAGGTATAGGTATCCAGATGAATTGAATGGATTTAGGAAGCAAAATAGTATAGCACATTGGAGCCAAAATAGGATTAATAGAAATAAGATTGATGTGAACTTCTATGGTCTTACTTGGGATGATGGTGATGAGCCGATTGGACTTATCAACACAGTTAGATTTGTAGATGATGACCCAAATAGGATTTACACTATTGCCAACCTTAAAGAGATGGACTTCAGCTCATCAACCTGGTCAGCTACTCTTGTTGAGGTGTTTGATATGGATGCTGATGCAACTGGTGGAAATGTTACAAGAATATTTGAAGCAGAGCCAATAAATGGTAATTATCTTCCAACGGGAGAATTTGTTATACCATTTAACGTAATAGCTGCTGCTGACTTTACATATAATGGTGCTACAAAGAAATTTACTTACACCGGAAGTGTGACATTAACTGATTTGTTTATTTGCAATATCACAGGAGATATTAATGCAATAAATCCAATGAATACAACTGCTACATTTAAGCTATATATAAATGACATACAAGTTGATTCAGATACTTATGTTGCATCTGTAACACCATCACAATTTACTATATCTTTGAATGGTACTTATACTATTGCTCCATCTAACAATTTGTACGTTACGATTAGTTCAAATGTTGGAGATTTTGATATAAATGGTGGTGAGCTAAGTGTTACTTATGACTATCCTACTACTTTGACATACGATCCTTACGAAGATAAATATATATATAAATAATGGCAGATACATTAAAAGCTGAAGGGTTAGTTATTACGGCAACATATAGCAATGGTGATGTGTTCCCTTTTGCTTGTGCCAAAAGCTCAACTATAAATGTAAGCAGAGATTTCATTGAACTTGCTCCTAAGACAAGTGGATATTATAGAGAATATATAATTGGTAGGACTGGTTTTACAATTAGTGGAAGTGGATTGATAAAGCTGCAGCAAAGTTTTATGCAACCCTATTATTTCTTTGACCAATTTGTACTTAACATTGATACAACATTTAAGGCTTACCTTGATATGATTGACAATCAAAATAACTACAAAGTTTATAAATTTGATTGTA